GATCGGCTTCCGCTTGAGCTTCGACTTCAGGTTCAGCTTCCGCTGTCTCTTCCGTCTCGACCTCAGGTTCCGCCTGCTGCTCCTCTTTGGCTGGAGCCGCCTCCTCCTCGTTTAGGAAATTAGATTTAACAAAATCAGCTAGGCTGTATTCGTCAATCTTTCCGAGGTTATTTGCAACGGGTGTACTGTCTGCCTCCTGACTCCCGGCGTCAGGCTGTGTGTTTGTGTTATTCATGCTATAACGGTAGCAAGCCCTTTATTTAATCAATCCAGTAACGCTGGAAGGCCCGTTAGTGGCTTTATGCCAAATCTTCTTCAGGAGTCAAGCCATTTAATTGTCTAGCCTCTTGTCTGATATTTATCAAAGATGATATAACATAGTTAACAGCATCAGCTTGCCCACATAGATGCACTCTATCTTCTCCCTTGGAAGATTGACCAATAGCCTGAAGCGTTAATGCTGTCTGAATTTCGTTTAAATGCAGCAAAAGCTCGCTCCAAAGTAAGTTTTTCCCTGAAAATCCAAAAGCTGTTTTTTGATTATCTGTCATACGTTAGAATTGTAGCGGTTGTCAACTTGCACAAGCGCCGGAATTAACTGTGCGCTTTTTTCAAGAAAGTTTAATTTTGATTTTATTCTTTCGCCAAAATCGTACCTTTCAAGTTTTTCTGGATTGTCCATAAAATATGGAATTAGCCGAATGTCCGATCTAATGTTTTTTACTTGAGTTCTAAGCGCCCTTTTTGCTTCTTCCGTAAATCCAGACATTGTTTTTTCTGGATCTTGCGATTGCGCTAAATTTACAATAAATGACTTAAACTCATTTGGGCTTTCAAACCTTTTTCCAGTCATTGCGAACTGTTCTCTTTGCACTTTTGCAAGTCCAGTTGGGATATGCTCATTTGTTGCCATATATCCCTCATCCTCAGTATCTTTGTCTAAAAAATTTATTTGCCTATCTAATGAATGAAACGCCTCATGCTCGGCAACATCTCTAAACACTTGCGGCGCATTTTCCGGCAAGAGATAATCAGCAGTTTGAGCTTTTGTTCCATACCCTGCATAATGCCTTCTTGCATTAGAAAGAGAAGATATTGTTTTTTGAATCTCTGGTGGCGGCTGAAGCACCATTCTTTTTTCGTCGTGCGAATATCCAGAAAAAGAATCTTGAGTAACTGGAATTTGCTGTCTGATTAAATTATAATACTCAGGATTAACAATTACCCTTGGAGCCTGTTGCTGTGCAAGCTGTTCAGCGTATTGAGATGCAGCATTAAGCTGAGAACTTACATCTTTTCCATAATATGGGGCAGCAGTTTCTAGTGGAGTTATTTTTACATTTTGAGGAAATGAAGCGGTAGCCTGTGCTGCATATTCCATTAAATCCTGATAATTTTTAACACGATTGCGCTCTGCTTCCTCTTTTTTTCTTTGTTCAAAAAAAGATTTAACGGCATCTGATGTTAATTGAAATATAGACTTGTCAGCCATATTACTGTTGCGCTTGTTGCGCCACTGGAGTTACGCCAATCCGGCCAATCTGCGCGTTCTGCTGTTGCATAATCGACATTTGCAAGCTCTTAACGTAGTTCTCAAACAGCGCCTTAAAGTTCTCGTCTTGTTGCAGCGCAGCTTGAGCCTTGGGGTTGGACTGCATAATCTGCTGTGTGTACTGCAACTTGGTCTGCGCTGTAGGATCGTTCTCTTGGTAGAGAGCCTCGTTGCCAAGCAGCATGTTGCCGATGTCAGACTGCACATCCTTAAACATTTGCTTGCTTGCATCCTGCGGATTAAGAATCAAGTCTTTCGCTACCTCTGGAGCAATCGCCTGAATCATCATCTCGGTGAGCTTGTTCCTGTTTAGAACTCCACCAGTGTCGAGTTGAGCAACCTTGGTAAGAAAGTCGATCTTCTGCGCAATGTAGTCCTTATCCAAGTCCATCACGTCAAACTTGACCGTAAGATCAAATTCGTTGTGGATCTCAGACAAGCTCTGCGGCAACTGTCCGCCAGTGATACGCTGTATCTCCGCAGGAGACATGTACTGGCAACACAAGCTAAACATCTGCCTGAAGATCGTCCTCCAAGTAAGCAGCCAAGTGTTCACAATCATCTGCTGACTAAGCTGCGTCTTACGTTGGTCTACACCAGAATTAAGCGTGCCAAAGTAAGCTGCGTGACTTGCCTCAACGCGGTTAATCAAATTAAACGCCACACTAGGCTCGCGAGCCGGTGGGTCCATGAACGTGTAGTCAGACGGATTTACGACAGGTAACTGGACTCCGGGGCCAACTCGATTGATGGCGCCAATCCGTTTGACGACTTTAATGGGAGGAAGAGTCGAGAAGGCAGTATGATCCCGGATGGAATCGTGTTGCGCCTTAACTTCATCCTGATCCGTGTGAGCAAGCTCAGGGACACCGCGAGTATCAGTAATAGCGCGGCGAATGCACTCACGACGGAACTCCACAAACGGATACTCTCCGTGCGCGTAATCGAGTCTTTCATGGATAGCATACGAGATTTGTTCCTTACGATGATCGACTGCCGCCTGTGGACAGATAACCGTGTAGTAAATACACGGAGCCTTGCCATCCAAGCTCTTAGTGTAGCAGTACACCACCTCAATCATGTTCTGGTAGTTGAGCCCGTTGTATACAAGAAGCTCAGTGCTTGGCAGGATGTTCGTGTTGTACATCGTGCTGCTCTTACCAGCCATCTGCACAGCCAACTCCACCCAGTCTTTGTTCCAGCCTTCTGTGGTGATCTTCTCGCGAATCTCCACTTCAGACATCCACGTCCGTCGAAAAATTACACGGGATCGTTGCAAGTCCGCTGTCTCAGGCGGAACAAGAACTTCATCCCAAGGCTTAAGAGCAATAATCTCAGGAAGGTTTTTGCTAACGTATTCTTCATCTCTAGTCGTAGCTCCAGTTTCAGCCAATTCCTTGACCATTCGCTTTGCGTCAGTGGCAGTTAAATTCGGGATAGTTGCTTCAAGAATAGCCGCAGCCTCATCAGACTGCTGCATGATCAAGTCTGGCAACTGCATGAGCGTTGGACTCTGTGACTGCTGCGCCAAAGCAACAATCTCATTCATCGTCACCGGCTGTTCACGCTTGCTGATGTTCTGTCTCCAGCCAATAAAAAAAGCTGTCCACCCGTACTGGAAAGCGTACTGCGCCCCAAGCTCAGCTTCACGTCGAAGCTCCAGCGGCATCTTGCTGTCGCGAATCCAGTGCAAAAGTGTCGTGGCAATTCCGCTGACCGTCATGTCGTTCATGTCGATGCCACTCGTGCGAATGGTTGCACGCTCAAAGGCAGTTACCAACAGCGACGAAAGCTCGTTACAGGTAGAGTCGATCAAACGATTGCGAACGTCGCTGGCTCCTTCAAACGGCCAGGCTGGGTCACCTTCGTTACGCAAATTACTATGCTTTTTCCCGTCATCACTTTGCCCGGCCCACCGAGCAAAACGCACATCATCGAATTTCGTCGTCAGGTTACCCTGCGTCGAGTTAATCATTGCGCGATTGTACTCACTTAACAAATCCCCTACGTCAGGGACGGCTGTTGCTATCGCTAAAGGATCTGAAGAAGCTGAATACATAAATAATAAAAGTTCAATAGGAACCGCATTTAGCCATTTGCTTCATCTGCTTTTCCCATTGTTCGCCTCCAAAATATTGTGGCTGCATTACCACCATATACCCTAAGGCGTCAATTGGATCTTTACTAGCACCTTTTTGTCCATCTTGTCCAGTCCATTCCTTTAAGCTGTATATTAAGTTCTGGCAAGACTCGTGAACCATTAGTTTTGGATGATTTACACCTTTTACCATTGGATTTTCTACATTCCATGACAAAAGATCATTGATAATCATCACACGCTCCTCAATTGGCATGGCAGCCGCAGGAGTAAACATAAGCGGATTATCAGTCTGATAAAGCAAGTCCAACACTGTAATGCCGCCGTCCTTGGTGATCGTCTCCGTTCCAGCCGTCCTTGGGTCAATCCAACGGTCCACGATCATCTCACGCTTGTCTCCAGCCGTCTCCAGGCTCCAGATCAAGTCAGTATACTCGTTCACACCCCTTCCTGCTCCAGCCTTCTGTGCCGGGCCAGCCCGACCATCCGCCTTGTCACTAGGAAGCGCCCATTCCCCATAGCTTTGATCCGGCCATTCCCGGTAGACCCATAGTATACCGTGCTTGTCTACTCTAGCCCAGAGCATAAACCAGTTACGCGCACCCGCCGGGTCAATAGCCATGTAGTTGCTACCCTCTGGAATAACCTCTTCCGCGTCACCTTTCCATAGGTTATGGTCGCCAAACATGGGAAATTCGGAGCCAGCCGTCTGATCTGCCCAACCGTAAGCGCGGATCTTAATGTCGTGGCTGGATCTGCCAGAAAGCTCCTGCTTCATGCGCTCCCAGTTGTTGTACGGGTTAAGTTCCGTATGATACCAAATGCAGGCATGTCTGCCATACAAGTTCTCCGCTTGATATGGCATCTCACCCTTGGGGACGGTTAGAACATTGTTATTGGGTAATAATGGAGATTTGCGGGTAGCCGTCACCTTGGTGCTGTTGATGTACTCCTTCACAACCTGGGTGTACCCTTGCACCGGCGTAAAAGTAACAATCAGCTTCCCAGACCTAGTCACCAGACGGTAGCGCAGGGTGTCGAGCCAGTTCTGCGGGACAAGTTCATCGCACCAGACGTAGTCCACCTCGCCACCCTCGACGACCTTGATGTCCTGGGCATAGTTAAGGAACCAGATCTGGTTACCCATGTACACCGCCGTATTGTCGCTGAACCCGTTCTTCTGGCTAAAACTAATCTGCGTATGATTAGTACGTTTAATATTTCGTATCTCAGGCGGTAGGTACTTATAGAAGACGTTCTGCTGGGCAGACACACTTGTCATGTGGTTAGTGTGAAAGCACCAGATGCGGATGTTACGTTTACCGTGGCGTTCCTTCACCCAGTCCGGCGCCTGGCCATTAAGATCTGTCCCCACAAAAGCTTGAGCCATACGCTTGGCGGCGTACTCAGTTTTTCCTGACCGGTTCCCACCAAGGACGACGATCTCGTTAAAGCGGTCTAGCAGCTTATCGGCATCCGGCCAGTGCGGCAGCTCGTGGCCATACCGCATAGGATCGTTCAGTTCCGCCTTAATCTTGTTCTCCCGCATCAAGAACAAGTCGAGCACCTTCTCCGGGCCAATGTTCTCGATCATCTCCAGCCGCTGCCGCTTGTTCGGTGCCGGGAGCGTTGGATGTTCCTCCAGCTTGTAGGCTAAAACTTTCTCAATAATTTCCTGATTTTCTTCATTCATACAGTTGACTTTCCCTGAAGATGCTCTAAATTCCTTGTGTCGTCAAATAAACGACCGTGTACCTTCTGCGCCACCTGAAACATCGGACGCACGAGCGACTAAATGGTTCCAACTATTCCTCTTGAGTTGGATTAAACATCTGCTTCGGCTTCAAAGTTGCAGAGTGCTGACAGTCACGCCTACGAGAAGGGCAAGAGTTTCCTGAACGGGTAGCCATCACTCACGACTGTAATTGCGAAACGAAACGACGACACTTATACGGATCGTTAATCTCATTTTTGTATAGTACTCCCCCAAGATAGGCAGTAATGCTGAGTCTTGGGGGTACTATGCTCACTCGCAACTCTCCTTGCCGGATTGTTTATCTCCTCCGGTGAGCAGCGTTAGCTGCGAGAGTGAGCATCTGGGCGAAGCCTAGTGCGAACGGCAACACAAAACAAAAGTTTAAGATAAAGCTTAACTTTAACTACTCAGTAAAAAGTAAGCTCTAGCTTAAGAACAGATAATCCAAAGTATAGCCAACTCAAACGTGTTAAGTGGCGTATACTCGGCGCTTACCAAGCTTAACACACACTTAAGCGCGATATGCAGCATATAACCTGCGCTTAATGCGAATATAAGCGACTTAAACTTACTCTTAAGCCGATCAAGCGTGTCATATACTGCCAACTTGTCTTTGAGCGTCACCTTATGCATATAGTCTTGTTCTTAACCCGAATCTTCTGTCCTTTGCGAAAGTTAAACCCTCTAGCACCCACAAACACTTTGTCAGCCATATCAGTCTTAACCCAACGACTGTTCGGATATAACATGACAATTGTCTGTTCCGTAACCTCATCACTTACGGACAACTGCTGCGGCTCTGTCACAGGTGTCACCTGTACCACCGGCACAAGCTCCTCCACAGGCTGCTCCTGCTCGGCCACATCACAAGCCAGCGTGCCATCCAACAGGTCACTGCGATAGATACGGCGCACACC